GACCAAAGTAATATCCAGAAGGAGCAGTAAATCCTAATAATGCACCTTCACTTATATATTTTACATTATTCGTTGTAAACACTCCAACTGGTATTGGAGCTCCACCTGTCATAAAATAACCTGTGCTTTCGCCACCAATATTGCTTGATTGGTTCCATGTGATAGTATTATAATTTGTTAAATACCTTGGATATGCTTGTGTGTAATATTGATATGCTCGTTCACCACCTAAAACACTAGGTAAATATTCACTTAAGAAATTTGTAATATCATTGGTTGTGTTTGCAGTAAAGATAGTAAAGCCATCGTTTAAATCTTCATACAATCCACCATCATCTGCAAAATCATTTGTGCTTGAATATTTTGCACTAGGATCTGCTAAATCATAATTTCTACTAACGCCTACGCTTGTTCTGTTAATTGCTTTACTCTTAATAATTGAACCATAAAGTGTGTATGGAAAATTATTATAATCTTCACCATTAACCATACGATTTTGCGTATAGTAACGTTGTGGTGCACGTGTCTTAATCTGTGCTAAACTCTCACGTGATTGTGCTGTACTAACAGGTAGTTGTAAATCCATTGTTACTGTTAAAACTTCTTGCTTGCCTGTTCTACTAACATAATTGATATTAAGAGTAATTGCTTTAAATTCACTAGGATCAATTGTATAAGTTAATCCATTACTTGATCTTACATAAGTTGAGAATGTTCCAACAGGTATTGCACTGAAAACACCATCACCAAATACATAAGTTACTTGATCGTTTGTTCTAGAGGTTACGCTAAAAACTTTTTTATCAGAAGTCAATCGTTGCAAGTTACTGTTAGCGTAAACACTTTCGACTTTTTTCCATTCAACAAATTCATTTGTTGTAGAATTTACTTCATATAACCATGTATCAGTTTCGTTAATGCCTTGTATATCAACATTGACAGTATTGTTACTGATTTGTTCTGGTACTAAAAATGAATAGGTGGTTAATGTACCTTGTTTGAAATAAATGAAGAAACCTGTGTTTGGACTTCCATAACCTAATTTGTCATTTCTATAGCAAATATTAAAAATTCTACTATTACCAGGTGGTATTTCATAGATGCTATCACTGTCAACACTAGTTACACTAACACCTTCAAATACCATGTTAACGCCGTCAACACCAGCAGAAAATGGTAATACAGGTATTGCACCAAACGGTAAATTTACACTGTACTCATCAGTTTTTATATCTAAGATTACTTTACTATTACCAGGTTTACCTATTTTTTGAGTATCAATTAATGCTGCATTTATAATTGTATTAAATTGTTCTTGCCAATTTGGATTAGCAGGATCATTCCATAACACTGTGATATTGCTAAGATTTAAATTGGTAAAATCACGAACTTGTTCAGTAGTACTGATAGATGTAATTTTAGCCCAACCCTGTCCCGCTATATTACGTTTTGGGGTATAACTAACTAAGTTTGCTAATTTAATTACACTGTCTCTGCGTTCCGCAGTGTCTATAAAGTTCTCACGTGTGTTTAAATCGCTGCGGAAACTTAATGCCTGTCCCATATAAGCCATTACGTCTAATAATGCAGCAAATTCGCTGGATTCGACATAATCATTAAAGGTTTCAGGATAGTATAAACGTAGGTAATCTACGAAAGTTTTGCGTATTGTTTCAAAATCATAGCTTTGAAAATCTGCTTGGCTATAATTTTTGTAGATTGTTTTCCAATCATTAATACCAAAAATACTGGATTGTCTTGAACTTGTGGCCATACTGTTCTCTCTTTCTATTATTTATCTGATGAAAAAACAGCGATTTTTAGGATATTTGTGAACTGCCTGCCGGTGTAGATAACGAACCTGAAGCAACACCAGTTTCTTGATTAAACATAATAACCAGTTGTTGTGACATATTAAATGGACTTACAGCTAACTCAACTTCTACTAAAATACCATGATCTTGTGGATAGCTAGTGACCGTATTAACTATAATGCGAGGGTCTGCTCTTGCAATTCGTTTAATTTCATTTTCTATGTTGAATTGTAGGTCAAGATTATTTGGCTCAAATATATAGCTCCAAATTGTAGTTCCAACTTCAGGTTTACCAGGTAATTGTCCCTGTGGTATATTTAAAGCGTTGATAAAATCTTGAATGACAAGTTCTTGATCTACTAATCTGAACTTCTTTGTAAACTGTAAAGGTCTAGTAATTGATCCAGTACCACCGTCAGCACCAGCAACATACTGTGAGGGTCTTACTTGATCTAAATGTGCTGTACTAAATCCTATATAAGTTGGCATAAAAGTTCCTTTTTAGTATTTATTATGCTAATTGAATGCTACTTAAACTAGCTAGTTTCTTCTTTAATTCTTCTTGCTTTTGTAAATTTGTTTTGTATGCTGTTTCTGCTGTAGTTATAGCATCCTGACTTCCATTACCATTTTTAAAATTATACTTTGCATCGGCTAAACTTTTTCTTAAATCAAAAGATTCATCTTGTAGGGCAGTCAACTCAGTTTTTGCAGCATTGTATTCAGATATTTGTGATGGACTACGTTCTGCTACTTTGATTTGATCAAAGTTTAGTGGAGGTATTTTATCATCACCTAACAAACTCTTACTTTGTGCTTCTAGTCCCGCAGTATCAAATGTATCCAATCCAACTGTTGGAGTTTTTACATCAACTGCACCTCCGCCACCTGCTGCCTGTATAGCAGCCATTAAAGAAGCACTATCCTTAGGTCCTAATCCGCTACTTGTAAGACCAGTTAACCCACCTTTCGCTGCTATTTGATCTGGTACTGCACCTAATGCAGAAATTACGCCTTGACTACCATTAACCACTGATCCAGCTACCTCTTTTATTTTATTTGATAACTGGGTAGTACCCGGAGGTATAGTTGGTACGTTTTGTGCAACAAAAGAAGTTACAGAACTTGCACCACCTGGTATTCCCGAAATAGCATTCATACCTGGTAAAGGAGCTGTTCCAACACTGCCGCCATCACCTCCTGCTAATATATTAACAACGCTACCTGCTTGCGCTCCTGTTAGTCCGGCATTAGTAGATGCTACTGCAAGATTTGCAATATTAGAATCACTAGCTACGCTTGTTGCTGCTGAACCTAAACTTGATAACGCTCCTGCTGCTACCGCACTAGTAGTGCCTAAAGTTTGCGCTGTGTTCTGTGCTGCTATTGCTGTAAGATTTTGAGGTTTGTTTGCTGATAATGCTTTCCATGCACCTGTTACTAGTTTAAATGCACCTTGTGCAACACCTTTTAATGCGTTACCAATGTTAATACCACCAAGAGCATTTGTAGCCTTATCAGCAACTTGTCCTGCTTGATTGCCTGCTGATACTAAAGATTTTATATCATTTACTTTAGCAGCAGGATTAGAAAATTGACCTGGGTCTAATGGTACATTACTTAATCCACATCCTGCTAATGTTGCTCCAACACCTGCTGTAGCACCCGATACTAGTAGACCTCCTATTTGACCTGGTGATTCTGTACCTGCAATAACGCCTGCTGTTTTTAATTCATTTTCACTTTTCTTTAATAAATTTGAAGCTATGTTAGTTTGTACAGGTGTATTATTAACTAAACTTTGAACATTCGTTATACCATTTTTACCTGTAAACAAATTAGTTGGCATAGCTTCTTGAATTGTTTTTCCATTTGCTATAGCAGCATTAACTGCTACATCTGAACCTGGTTTTAAAATTCCTGCCTCTGCCAATTGAGTAGGATTTAAACCCATTGTACCAATAGATGCGTAACTTTGCGGACCTGTATTTACTACACCTGCTAATCCTGCTACTGCTTGAGAAGAAGGACCTTTTGCTGCATTAACTGCCATTTGTGATACCAATCCAGCAGACGCATTGCTAGGTATACTTTTGTTTAAAGGTGGAGTATTTGGTACAGTTGATATTAATGTCGGTGTTGTTGGATTATTTGCATTAGGTAAAGTTTCATTTAAACTTTTAACAGCTGGTGATGGGCTGCTAGGAAAATTTGCAGCAGCACTTGAGTTTACTTTTACATCAACACCTTGATTTGCATTAGACCATGGGCTATGTGCCGGAGCACGATTTACAATACTAGGCAATTTACCTGGTGCTGGTGCCCAACCTTTTTCCTCATCATATAATGTATCAGTATGTGCTGTTATTGGTAATTGTTTTACTTCTTGTGGTACTAGACTACTAGCACCAGTATTTAAATGTATTTTACTTCCATTTACAAATGCAGTTGCGTCACTTTTAACACTACTATCACCTTTACTATAAAGACTCATTTTACTGTCAACCTTTACAGTATGATCGCCTTTCGTAAAATGTTTAAATGCTAGTCCTGTAAATTGGTTAGTATTTTGAATGCTTTCCATATTAATATTTTCAGCACTAATGTTTAACTCTTTTGCTGCATTAATATTAATATTACGGTCTGCGTGTAAATTTAAATCACCCTGTGTTCTTATATTAACACTGTTAGTAGAGAACATATCAATAGTTCCCTCTTTGCCTAACTCTATATAACTTTGACCATTTGAATGAATAATAAACAATGTTTGTGCGTAGTCATTGAGTAAAATCATATGACCTTGTGCTGTACGTAATCTAATTAATTGATCTCTACCAACTAGATCACCGTCATCCATCACTAATGTATGACCACCAATTCTACCTATAACTTGAAAATTTTTATCAGGTATTCCATCATTAGCAATAGCTTGTGAAATTGTACTGTCATTATATCCACCTGCATAGATTGGTCTACCAGGTGTACTCATACCAAATACACGACTAGGACTCTCACGTTGACTACTACTAGATATTGGACCTCTGTCAGGATCACGAATTAATCCTTGTTTATTTAAAATGGCTGCTTGATAACTATGAACTGGTCTAGGAGCATCATGCGGTGTTGTACTATTGTCTTGACTATCATTAGCGTCATTGTATTCGCTTACAGGTAATCTAGTTGCTCCACCATAACTTTTTGCTTCGCCTTGGTTAGGTATAACATTATCACTTGCACCTATTGCAGGTACCATATATGTCAATGTAGGATTAGGTATTCCACCTATGTAATATCCTAGTTCAGGTAAACCATTAATAAAGATGCACATAACTTGTGTACCTATATCAGGCGGGGTTGCCCAAAAGCCATAACTATTTTTATTACCTACATAACTCCCATCACTATCAGGACTTCCTGTATTTGGTGTGTACCCAAAGAATGGACTCATATAACTCACCCAAGTCCAATTGTTAGGATCATCTTCATTAGACCCATTCATTCTTACTAGGTAAACTTGAATTTTACCAGTTCGTAATGGATCTATATTATTTTTAACGATACCTATTATAGGGTTGTTATAGAGATTAGCACCACCTCTATCGTCTTTAAATAATTTTGCAGTACCTACTTGTTTTTGAAAATCTTCATTAGCCATATTATAAACTTAAACTGTCATCATTTACTGTAATAAATTCGTCAACCAATGTAAGTTGACCTGGTGTCCTATTTGTAAAGGCTTGTACTTGATCACTTTGTAATGGTTCACAATCTTCTGGTGCAGCATTATCAACTGATCCTGTACCAAATAGACCCTGTTGTGCGTTTCTAAACACATCGCCTGCATTTTGTAAATTACCTGATGTTCCTGATTGTTGTGATGTTGCTGTTTCTC